TATTATATACCCTATTTGTTAAAAAATTTACGCGCATCATTTATTGGTGCAAGTAATTTATTCGCCTTCATCTCTACGCGTCGCTTCATAAGATCACCCTGCACGTCTAGGTAAGCTTTCCAATCTGCCTGTTTGACATAGTAGGTAAAGGGTTTTCCAATAATGCTAGTCTGCTTGTTGTCTCCCCCATAAGGAAATCGGGCGGGCATGTCTGCCGTCTCATTCCGCAACCGCACATCATCGTCACCAAAAACCTCAAATCCCAATGGGGTATCGTGAAGAACAGTAATGGTAATTGAAACTGTTACGCTCTTGGGGTAGAGATTGCCCTCGTAAACACCCACCACCCTCTTTTGAATACCGGGTTCCGTCTTGGTGCTTTCGGGCGGATCGAAAACCCCTGCGTCCAGGTCAGGAGCATAACTAAACGCGCCGATAATTCCCGGCAAACCTTTTAGTTTTGCTGTCCCTGCTGTTGTTTTCTGTCCGGGTTTCATGATTAGGTTGCCCATTTTTATTTTAAAAATTGGTCCCGATCTCATGGTGGTAGCACTGTTTCCACCATCAGCTGTCTTGTCATAAACAGGATACATCATTTGGATAAGGCGATTCATCTTCGCCATATTTTCTTTTGCCTCGTTAAGATCGCTTGCAGGTAATGACCATCCTAGCGTAATCTTTCTTCCTGTTCTTTTATAGGTGGCAATTGGATCCATCCTTCCAAATACTGCCTCCTCGTTATACTCCGGTGAAAAGTTGTCGCTGAATTCGGTAAGGAATGCTTTAAAGAACACATTCATACCCGTAGGGATGTGATAGATCTCAATATATTCCTTTCGCTCGTTGGCTAATTGATTAGAGGGATCAGTATAGGCAGTGTATATATTTTGAAGTCCGGTATCCTCATTGGATGCCTCGCTCGCCTTAAAGATTACGCCGTTGTTGGGAATGTCACCGGAGTCGAGCGGATCTACTTCGCGTGTACCTCCCTTTTCAGACATTTTCGTCGAAGAAATTTGATCAAATTCGTCTTTACTTACTTCTTCTCTGTGGTGTGCCATAATAATTCCCCCTTAGAGTGATGCTAATCTACCCTCTAATTTGCCCCCGATATTTCTTACTACCCAGTCAGCAAAATTGCCATCTCCCAAATCAAATGTTATCGTAGAGCCATCACCTATAGCGGCGGCGCCTGCTCCTGGTTTGCCTGATGCTGCCCCGGCCACTTGACCAACTGCACTCGCAACTTTCTCCATTGACTCTGCCCACTTTTCAGTCGACTCAATTAAGCGATCCATCATATTCTCAATGGCGGTTGGTTTTAACCCATCTTCAAATCCCTTTCTCACCTCATCTCCGAGTCGAACCGCAAGCGGTTGGGCATTCATGACGTTCTCTTCAAACCCCATAAAAACTGATTCCGAAGCGGAGCGTCCCATATTAATAAAATTTTCATAAGAGTGAGTTTTGGCACCAAAAGGTTTCTCAAACGATTCCATCATTGAAAGACCGGCAAGCGCCATCCCCTTCTTTGTATCCTCAATGCCCTCAATCATGGACTCTGCCATATCAGCGCCCATCTTCTCACCTTCGTCGCCATCAAACCAACCGGAGAAAAATCCTTCACCTTCCGGTGCTTTAGGTGTTTCAATTGATGCTATAGTTTTGGCAACCGTGTCTGCCTTTGCGGCCGCATCATCAATATCGCCGGTAAAGTTTTGGGCCATTGATTTCAGTTTGTCTCCCATCGCTCTGTCAACGCCCCCGAATATTCCTTCAGAACCATCTATCAAACTTTGTCCAAAATCGGCAAGGATATTTCCAAGAGGCTTCTTCGCCATGTTCCCAATGGCGTCTTGAACAGGTTTGATCAGTGGTCCATCAAAGAAAGAAGTAAGATCTCCAATACCTTCGCCGAGTGACTTCTGGATGTCAACCCAAACCTCTTTCCACTTTCCTTCTCCAAGCATGTCGGTCCATTTGCCAATCTGCTTGGTCCACTTTTCAATCATAGTAGAGAACTTGCCACCTTCGCCAACCACTCCTCCAATTCCGTCGAGTCCCAGGTTTATCATCGTCTCCATTAACTTGCCCAAAGAATCGGTTAAAGTTTTAACCATCTTTCCAGTGCCGGTTTTGGGATCGAGGTACTTGAAAAGGGCTCCAAACGCTCTACTAAATGCTTTCATCAGTCCTGTCTTCACAAATAAACTGTTCAACAGCATTCGAATGCTCTCGGCAATGTCCATTGTTTGTTTTACCATCCGCTGGTATGCTTTTTCCTGTCTCGCTTTTTTCTCCGCTTCTTCGCGTGCTTTTCGGGCAGCGGCAGTATCCGCATTCATCATTTGAGATAACTCGTCTGTGCCCATTCCCATTTGCTCGGCAATTGCCATGCGCTCATACTTACTCATGGTATCGAAATTCTTGCCTGCCATATCTAAAGAAGATTTGAGGGTTTCTATTCTTTCATTCTCCGTCATGTCCATCATTTCGAGTGTATTAAGATAGTCGCCCCCTAACAACGCGTTTAAATTACCTACTTTTTGAGCGGCAGTATCAAAAGTATCAAACTGTCCAGCGACGCTTAAGAGTTTATCCATTGCTAACCCGCTGGCCATTGCAGTTGCTTCTAAATCTTTAAACACATCCATCATCTTCGGACCTTGTGCCATCAATACCTTACTCGCTGCGGTAAAATCGGCTGCAAATTGACCTGGAGTTTTACCAAAACTAGATGCCATTACTGCCATGTCTTTCCACTGCTTCTCTGCATCACTGGCGGTCATTCCCATTGCTTTGGTCATGGTATTTAAAGCGCCCCCAGTCACAGAAGCACTAACTCCCACTCTCTCTAACTCGGCGCTCGTGCGTACAAGGTTGGTTTGCGTTCCAAGCGACATAGAAGTGAAAGAAGTCAGAGTGCTAGCCAACGCTCCAGCTGCCTGCCCTGCATGTTGGGGCAAAATGCCCAATGACCAATTAACTGCCTTTCCAACTGCTTTCGACGAGGTTCCCAAGTCGCCCGCTATTTTATTATAGTTAGCAATTGCTTCAGAACTCTTAAAGAAATATTCCACACTCGCAGACCAGATCTTGCTCATTAAAGTTTCGGCAATGTTCATTGGATTCAAAGCAGACATAACAGATTTGCCCAGATTTTTCATCATCTGCGATGCTGCCTCTAATCCTGGCGCAAGGGATCCATTTGCATCTTTTAGTTTCTTCATCTCGCTATACGCAGTCATGGTTTGCTTTATAAATCCACCAGCCTTGCTTGAGGACAGACCAAATGTGCCTCCTATCTTATCTACTAGTGAATTGGTTAGTCCTAAGTGTTCGTTTGATTTGCCAATAAACTCAATTCCTGCTTCATGTTGCTTGTTTTTCCTCTCCGCTGCCTGAATAAAAGCATCGGTCGCCTTTATTTCCGCCTCCCAATGCCCATTTGCCTGTTGAAAAATTTGCTTTTGAAGTTTTGCCTGTATTCGCAATTCCTCATTGACGGCTTGGAGTGTCTTGAGGTGCTTAACGGTTCCTTGGTCTATCGCTTCGAGATTATCTAGGGAACGGAATTGTTCTTTGACGCTCTCCTCTTGTGCCTGAAGTTGACCTGTGGCGACGCGCCGGCGTTCGGGGGTCGCTTGTTGGAGCGCTGCTTCTGCTGCTTTTTTTCCTCTATCTTTCGCCATCGCTTATGCGTTTCCTCTTATTTGGTAAACGGCCATTTCAAACCAGTTACTCTTTCAAACTTTCCGACTGCTCGATCAAGGTTGCCCTTGTCTCTATAGGTAGAAGGATTATCCAACCCGTTATCTTTCCACGATTGAAGGTATCGTTTTTCTTTTGAAAGAACATTTGCGAAACTTTTAACTTCGGATTCGCTTCCCTTGACTGTGAGAGGAAGAAGACTTCCTCGGTATAAAGATGGCATTAACCATCGTAGAATTCCACCGAACATTAATAGCCACGATTCATTCAATTTTCCCTCTTCATTTCTCGCCTGAGCGAAATCGATCACGACGGGACTTAGGTCTTTTTCATTTTTCATTAAAAGAACCTCCTTGATATCATTAATAAATAGTATTGCCCAATAAAAATAGGGAAGCTAGTATGTGCTTCCCTATTTTTTCGACGACATTGCGTCTGCTTCTCGTTTTAGTTGTTTGGTTAATCTTTCTACGAACCACTCGCGCAGTTTGATGGGAAGATTATACGCTTCAATGAAACTCCAACCACCGTAGTATTTTAAGGCGAAGAATTGCTCATAAACGCCTTCCATATATTTAGGAGTCAGGCCAAAAAAACCGTGTAGAGAAGGGCACCTCTAACTCCTGCTCGTATTCGCATTCGCGACAGACGAAATCCTGTTTTAACTCGATGTTAGGTGTAAGTTGGCTAAACGCCTTCCTAAAAAATCTGGAGTCAGATGCTGGCATTGTTTCCACAAAGCTTTCAATTTGCATATAATCTGTTACTCCATTAACTGAAACTATGATACGCTTCAGATGATCTGTTAAAGGGTGCACCGCTAATTTCTTTTTCTTTTTCATCTCTTGAGTGCGACTAAGGGTGACTTCATCCATGCTGGTTAAAAGTTTCACCTCAACCGTTACTCGGGATTTGGGAAGAGTGATAAAATACTTACCCGGTTGTCCCTCGGATACCAACTGTTTTATTTCTTTGTCTTCGACTTTTTCTAAATCAATTGGTCCCTTAGCAGGGCAAGCAGCTAAGTCAAATTCATAATCCTTGTCCTCATCGCCACACACAGGACACGACACTCCCGTTGGATACATGTTGCCATATCCGCTGATCCGTGCTGCGATCAGAAGCGCGTTCTTATCGCCGACAAGTAATTCGTCAATCTTAATAGATTTGTCGACCAACAAATTCTTAAGAAGGCGGTCAAAAACAACACCTTTCTTAATGAGAGATTCTGTGGTGAGAAGATCTTCTTCTTTCGCAGTCATCTCTTTAAGTTCAATCTCTTTCACCCCATGTAGTGGATGATCCTCGGGATATAGTTTCCCTTGAGAGGGAAGTTCCACCAACTCAGTTGGTGAAACGTAAGAGAGTGAATTTTCTTGTGGTGATTGTTCGGGGGTTGGCAGCGAATTGAATACTGGGGGAGCTTCCGCTGCATGCTTTGCTCCTGGTGAGGGCATGCCGAGACGCTCCTCATTATTTCTTCTAGTCATTAATACCTCGTCTTTCTTCGATTAGTTTAAGTTTATTCTGCTGGTGGGCTTTCGCCTGTTTCAGAATTAAATCCAGTGGCGGCGGTTTGCTCTTCAGGACCATTGCCTGGAGTATAAGTTTTGAGGGAAACCCAATCAAACTGAAATTCCATGCTGATTTCCATCAGTCCTTCTTGATCATACGCCAATTCTCCACCAAAATCAAGGCTTTTAATCCAGGGATTATGAAGTTCCATTGTTTCAATCTTCTCCCCCAAACTATTCAACATGTGAATTTTGACATTGGAGACAGCAGTCGTTGCCATTCTCTTGCCAATGGTAAGTGCCTGTGGCCCTACGCCCACAGAGTCATCTATAAACCCGGGCAATTTATAACCCGATGCTTGAATCAGATCATATAATTGCTCAGTCGCATGAGGATTGGCAGGATCAACCAACTTAACAGTAACAGTATCAAAAGTTACTCCGCCAGGATAATAAAAAGTGTGATTAAGAAACTTATGATCAGTCACGCCAATCTCCATCTTGGGGCGATTCACTCCCTTGGCAATATATGAAATATTGCTACCAATAAAAGCCGAACCGATCTCAATCAACCAACGATGTGATCTTTTAGGATCTGCTACTTTTGCGTCACTCCAGAAAGGCATAATATATTTCTCCTCTTTATCTCGTTCTACTATAAATAGTAAATACTTCTAAATTTAATCCTCAAAACTTGCACCAGATCTTGTAATAACAAAATCAAGAGCAATAAACTCAATAGCACGCGCAGGTTTCAAGAAAATCTTAGCATATAAGATATTCCTATCAACCAAATCAGGCGTCGTAGTTGTCTCATCCAACAATACTTTAAAGTCTGTCAATCCCAACCGAGTCTTTACACTCTGTAGGAATGGATTGGTGCGACCCAAAAATCTATTCCAAGTTGCACTCACGTTCTGTTCGAACAACAGGGTAGCAGCGATGCGTGAAATCTCACGCTTCACATAGATCATCAGTCTTCGCACGTTAATGCGATCTAAAGCAGATTGTGTAACTTGCAGCGTCTTTTGTCCAAACACCACAATTCCTTCTGCTGGGAACTGCGCAATGGGGTTAATATTGGCGGCATACAAATCATCTCTCTCTTTGGAGGACAATCTTGAGCGCACATTAGTGACCGGAATTCCGGCACTTCCTTCAGTTAATCCGCCTCTGTTAAATCCAGCAGGCGCAAACCAAAGTTCACTCCTTGCTTGACTACTTGCAAAGGTACCAAGAGCAACCACACTTGGAGGTACCCAGAGCGACCCGCCTGTAGTCACAGTGTCGGTAATCTGAACCCATGGGTAGTAGCAGCAACCATAACTATTGTTAAGGTTTCTGAGGTCTAAAGCATCAATGGCACTATCTACTGGAAGAATGCGATCCGAAGGTATCGCTGATGCGTTCTCTGCCGAAGGCACATATGCATCTTCGATGTCGATGATCGCCAATGCATCTCCACGCGACTCACACACATCCAGTAACTTATTAGTTAATATTGTATTGGTGAGTCCTGGATAAGTCATCATGTTGCACTCGACTACTTCTGCATCAGCAACTGCGTCAATGGCGCGGTCGATGGTAGCAAAGGCATAATTAGTATTAGCAGTTGTGCTGTCAAGTAAAGTATTTCTAAAAGGTTCTCTTTCGAGAATATTTATTCCTTCGAAACCACCATTAAGAACAGTGGTAAACCTTCCGAATCCTTGTGATACAACTTCCTTATATCCCGTAGTAGATGCGCTGATTGCCGTCATGGATTCGTCACGTGAGCGAGAACCACTCGAATACTCGGCTAATACACCAGCCGACCCTGTGGTAATATCATCAAGGGAGAAAATCCATGAATACTCCAGAGCATTAGCAACCTCTGGTGTACTATCATCTGCATTCAATGGCTTGCGTCGCAAGATATCGGGCAGTGATGGTTCAAAGCGGTTGCTGTTTGCCATATTGGTGGTTGCACCAAAATAAACGCCCTTTTGATTAACAACAATCCCATCCGTACTTTTGTCTCTTAGAGGAACTTCAGGAAAGTTAAAAGATGCAGTCATATTAGCAGTGCCAGTTCCAAAAGTGACAAAATTCGAACCAGTCTCTGCTGAATCTGGCATATTACTTTGAGAACCTACCACAAAAGTCTGTCCTGCCATGCTTGTTCCAGTCGTTCCTAGTCGCATAGCGGTGATGCCGCCGCTAACAACGGTGAAACCGCGCCAGCGAAGAGGACCATACACGCCGAAGGGCAACATCTGAGCGTCAGCTGTGGCGTCAATAACGGCCTGGTCTAATTCAACACGGATATACCGAGATTGATTAACATAGTTTCCATAAGCAATGTATCGCTTGTTGGTACTATCCCAATCCGTATAAGTGTCTCCAATCTTGCGCGCAATAAAGTCAGGAGAATTAGGATTCAAATTACATCCAGGATATTGTTCAACTGGTTTCACAGTGCTGTCGCTATCTGATATTTGCCGAATCTGTACGTCGAAAGTGCCGTAGGGTACCGCCGAATTGTTAGATGGTGAAATATTACTAATGGAAATCTTAAGATTACTTTGTTCCCACTCTCCACCTGTCAATGCAACAAGCCTAAATAGTTTTTGCATGTTGGTGGGATTGTAAAGAGAAGGTGCACCAAAATCTTGAGAGAAAAACCATCCAGTTTTTGCTCGTTCTAGAGGCATTTGCTGATTCCACTGCTCAGTCGATCCAGAATCTAATCCTAAGATAACTGCGTATCCCTTATCGGTACTCTCGGGTAAATCTGTAATGTTTCGTTCGAATGTTTCACCAAGAAAATAGGTCTTTTGGTTGTCCGAAGGTACCACGTCGGGATCGGTGCTCACTAGCGTAGGATTAGTGTTGAAAACATTTCTAATGAATAGTTTACTATTCTCGCTAAAGTTAAAAACAACTTTATCAGTAAGATTACCACTACCATCTTTAATCATGGCAGTAAACTGTTTGTCACCGTCGCATTTAAATACTCCAATAGCACCTGATCCGGCACCGCCGTCGGCAAAAGATCCGGACAATCCGATTGATCCAGTTCGTGCATAAAAAATCGCTGCTAATGATCCAGTTCCCATTCCACCTGTCGTTGCCGAAGCAGAGGGAATCATAAACAATCCAAAAGCACCACCAGAATATTTACCAGCACCTTCCATGACATCTAGGGATCCTACTTTCCATCCCGCTTTGCCGTCGTTGGTGGCATTATCATCTTCAATTCCGCCTAATCTCACAAAGATAAGGGGACTTTCATTTCTCAAATAGGCTTGAGCAGCATAGGTAGAGTAAGAAGGCGCTAGAACATTAGGTCCTGCTCTCCATACATCTGAACTTCCACCTCCAAAGATGGGGTTTCCAAAAGTTTCTACAAAATCTGAAAAAGAATTAACTTGGACTGGTCGCATTGAAGGACCCTTGAGCGACCTACCAATAATCACTGGGCCGATGTCTCTGGGAAGGGCGGGCAACTGCGAATTGTCAACCTCTGTAACAAAGACTCCAGGGGATACAAACTTGAATTTCTTAACTGACATAGTACGTTGCTCTCCTTATTTGAATTTCACACATAAATAATGCTTCATCTATAATAGTTTTATCTCTCTGTAAATAGTTATGAAAATGGGCAAATGCTTTTATTACGCTTCTAAATTTACAATGGATTATACTTTCCATTCTTCCATGGAGGGGTGTCGCCTAAAATAACCCGTTCACGAGGCAACTTTACTTCTACGGTGTTTTCTCTCACCACAATGCGCGGCGTTACTTGATTATCCGCACTTCCAATAAGGTATCCTAAGACCTTAATGTCGATAGAAGTTTGATACGTTCTCTCCGCATCGCCCATATCCCCTACATTGTTCTCCTGTCCATACTCAGGCTGCATGAATGCTTCATAGCGATGACCTTTCTCGAACATGGTAAAACTATTAATACCTCCCGTCGCTACGGCAAAGGGTTGTAGCATCTCATTCATCTGCTGTTGATATTCTGTCCTCAACATAATCTTATACATCACTGTCACATATACTGGTATGGGAATGGACGTAGAATTATAAACAATTTTATTGTTCTTCTTTGTAACCTTGAAGTTCAACTGTCCATACTCTCTTTTGGCATCCGCATTTTGAAAATTCTTCGTCTTTACTTGATTAAGTACCCTGGAGAGGGGAATCGATCCTCCCTCGTAATCCCGAACCGGGAAAATATTTGCTTGGAGGGATCCCTTAAACGCTAAATCTTTTACAACCGATACGCGTTCAACCGTAATGAGGGGAAGGACCAGAGCGCCTTCCTTATCCCGCAAACTCTTGTCGCGCTTTGATTGGAACGCACGTTCAGCGGAAGTCCAAATGACAGGCACCTTTTCCCATCCACGATTGGATGTGGCAAAGACATTCATCTTCTCATTAACCCAATTAAATAATGAAAAATCAATATTTTCCATATTAGAAGGTTCTAGAGTTATAATCCTTTCGCCCGTGGAGGAGGTTGTCATGTTCTTTTATCCTTATGCCGTGTTATAAAACGGACTCACATACCAGACCGCGTTTTCGTTAAAATACCATTTATTAGAAATAGTAAAGGGACCAACAGGCGCAGGGCCTGCATCAGTTAAGTAGAACTGATATCCAATATATTTAGTGGGATCTCCCACAAATTCTTCGAGGGTTCTATAATCCAACGATGTGACATCCGCTGCTGAAAGTTTTGGAACACATATCTTACAATCATCGGGGATCGTTAAGACACACACATTCTGAACTCGATCTTGTGCCAATTGATACTTGGTAATCGAAACTTCAGGAAGGGCCGCCTCCTCAAAAACGCCATCGCGGGCGCGGATACATGTAGCAGCAATCTCCATTTGGTGATTAATTTGGCCAAAGAGTGGTTGTGGTTCATTGAGGGCCACGATCTCATAGAAAAGTCTCCCGTACAGAATAAAATCTCCTTCTTGCACTTGTAAATCCTGATCTTCCGTGAGGCGCCGGCGATGGAAGTGAATGGTTAGTTTCGAACGACGATCAATTCCATAGTTATTAGTAGTAGTTTCCTGTCCATCCCAAGTAATGAGTGCATTGACCTTCACAGGAGATAAAAAACTTTTATGAATCGCCTCGCCGTAGAGAGAGTGAAAGTTAGTGTGCTCCAAACTCACCGGATAGTACAGAATAGTCTGCCCTATTACACGCTCAATCAGTTCATCATTGACCTGCTTTACAAAGTCGCGCTCTTTACCTCCCAAGAATAGAGGAGGAGGCGGATTCGTTGGTTGGGTCCAAGTTATATTTTTATCTGCCATCTACTTAGTCCCCCTTACCCTGGATAAATTGCAAGAGGTATTTTGGCCAGCAAAGTTTCAGTATTGGTTGCAATAACGGAATCTTTCTCGGCGAGTTTAGCATAAGTAAGTTCATCTAGCACCGTCTTCAACTCTTCTCGTAGCGCCGTCTGCTCTTCTTTTGCAGCGCCCAAAAGGGCGGGCCCGTCTAGAGTTGTCTCTGCGCCGGGAATAGGAATAGTGGTGAACTTGCTCCGTACTATGCCTAACATTTCCTTGCAAACAGATAGAGCGAACCTTCTAATCCACTGCTTCCCAATAGAATTAATATTGGTGTAGGGAATGTTAGAAAAAGGAGCAGTATTCATATTATTAATTCCTGTCACTCCCGTATCTAGGTTGGGTTTATCCAGGAGAGGATCTTCGTCCACCGTAAATTCGAACCACAAAGTCCTCATATCCACGCCTGATGGAGTGGGGAAAAGTCTTAATTGGTTATCTCTTATGTCGAAAGAGTAGTGAGAAATGCGCGTGTACATCGCGTCTTCATACGCCATTGCTTGAAGTTTATTCTGCCACACTGGAACTACTTGCCATGTACTGTCATCGGCATACTGTCCATAAGTAGACATGTTTCCTACCGCGTTAAGTCCACCATAGTACCCATAAAATCTCCACATAACACGAGGAGACTTGTACCACACCTTAGTAATTGTAACTTTCCTGTCTTTATCAAAGGTAAAGGCAGCGTCAGTGCTGGCTGAAACAACTGCCTGCAAATCGTACTGTTGCTGCTTGTCAACGATAGAGAGTGATGCAGTATAGAAGCGATTATCTCCTCCTACTCCTGCCTTCTCCGACAATCCTACACTTACACGTTTGCCATAAGAAAAATTAAACTTGGGATATCTTAACTCCGCGCCGGTTCCACTGAGGGAAGTACGAAGCGCGCCCGCTTGCATCTCTCCATCACTATCAAAAGTGCCCGTAGGATTCCCCAGCAAATCAGACAAAGAATTCTTGGACTGGTGGATGTTAACAATGTAAGAATATTCTAGTACCGACTCTTCGTAGGCGGCATATACTTGATTAGCGGTCAATTCTATATCTAGGACTTCGCCGCCCAATTTACGGTAGACGTAGGCTACTTGATCAACGGCGCCAGAAATAAAGTCAGCGCCGGTGTAGACACCAAAGGGCAGCGAACCTGTTACATCTGCTTTGGTGCCAGTAGCAGGTAAAACAACTAAACTAGAATTCGAACTTGGTGATAAAACAGGAACTGCCACATTATTTCCTCCGGACTATAAAACTATACACAAGGTAATTAGTTTTTCAAAAAAAGAAAGAGCCTCCATAAACAAATATGAAGACTCTTTTCTTTAAGTTAAATATTAACCTGAAGGATTAACCTAGCAAGTCTTCTACAATAACCAATCCGTACATATCGGGACGCACCATCTTCTTGGCATATCGCGTCATGACTCCCTTGCGGGGCACGAAGTCTTCAACGCCAAAGATAGTGGGTGTGGTCTGCAACGGCACATAGGGAGCGTATACGTATCCACTTTCGAGGAACGAACTACCTTTGCGACCGACTAAGATCACGTTTCGTGGGAAATAGGGGTCTACATAGACATCCCATTTCTTCGAAATATTACCGACATTAACTGCACCAGCGGTGCCCTTATCATCATCATGAGTTACTCGGGCTTTGAAACCAGTCGTAAACTCAAGAATGTTAGATACTTCAGGACCACAAACTAAAAAGTTTGCTCCGCCTCGAAGTGTCTTACGATGAATCTGAGCGGACACGTCATTAATGGTTTCGAGCAAAGTCTCATACCATTCTGACACGTTACCAGTAAAGTCACCACCGAGTATACCCTCATTCGCTAAGGTGCTGATAGCAGCTCCTGTATCACGAACTAAGAATCTACCAGGACGACGACTCCAGTAATACTTACCAGCAGTTGCACCAATCACCAAATCTTCCAAGATTTCTTGGTCGATTTCGAGAGCAATTTGTTCAGACAGAATGCTTGTCAATTCAACTTCGGCATCGAGGTTGTGATAAGCGTTCAAATCTTGTCCCAATTCAGGGGTCCATTTTGCTTTCAGTTTCTTGGTAACTGCGGTAACAGCAACACTGTCCACCTTGATGTCAATCTCAGGAATGTTTGGATTATTTTCCAATCCCCACTGATCAAGACCACCTTCGATAGAACCAAGTGCGCCACCTGTACTAAAATCATCCACCATCACCCAACTAGCAGTATTCGCCAACAGCAAG